CTCGTTCAGTGTGATGGTGAAGCCCTATGGCCGTCACATCGAGACCACTGACGAGCTGAACTTCTACCACATCGACAACCTGCACTACGAGGCCAACAAGCTGCTGTCTGACCAGGCCAGCCTGTCACTGGACACCATCTGCCGTAACGCTGTTACCGCTGGCCTGAATGTTCAGTATGCTGGCGGCAAGGCAACCCGCGGCCAGCTGACCAACGATGACAAGCTGACCGGAGAAGAGATCAAGAAGGCTGTGCGCACCCTGCGCCGCAACAACGCCAAGACCTTCCCGGATGGCTACTTCCACGCCATCGTGCATCCTGACACTGTGTACGACCTGACCTCCGACCCCATGTGGATCGACATTGCGAAGTACCAGGACAAGTCCAAGATCGAGAAGTACGAGCTGGGTACCATGTACGGTGTGAAGTTCTTCGAGTCCACCAACGCCCGTACCTTCGAGGGTGACGAGTACATCTTCGGCAACACTGACGAGCTGACCATCACCGATATGGACGTTGCCACCCGCACTGCTACCATCAGCGATACCCTGACCGAGGACGATGCCCGTTCCCTGACTGGCCGTCTGGTTGACGTGAGCGACGGTACCACCGTGACCCCCATGTGCATTGAGCGCGTGGACGCTGCCAACAAGAAGGTCCTGTTCCGCTGGGCCACTGAGGCGGTTGCTGATGCTACCACCATCCAGCCCACTGGCGGCGGTGCTGGTGGCATTGCTGTTCACGGCACCATCATCTATGCGGACAACGCCTTTGGCCGCGTGGATCTGGGCGGTACTGGCCACAACGTGCAGGTCATTATCAAGCCTCTGGGTTCTTCTGGCGCTGCTGACCCCCTGAACCAGCGTGCGACCATCGCCTGGAAGGTGAAGGGCTTCTGCTGCGCCATCCTGCAGGATGCGTTCATCGTGCGTATCGAGCACGGCGCGACTGCCTAATAACACCAACGGGGTAGACCGGTGCACAGGTTTACCCCGTTCCTTTTTTGTACGAGAAAGTGAGGTCCACTAATGGCTACCAAGAAAGCTGACACGACTACTGCTGTGCTGCAGCCCAAGCCCAACGCAAATGTGATTGAGCCGACTGTTCGCGTGTTCATTCCCAAGCTGGTCGACCAGAGCACTGAGGTTGCTGTTGACCAGACCGAGGTTGTAATCATCAACGGCAAAGCGACCCGCATCAAGCGCGATGAATATGTGGATGTGAAGGTGCCCGTATTCCTGCAGCTGAAGCAGCGTTACCCCAACCTGTAATCGGAGGTGACGGCAGATGACGCTGGCTGAAATCAAGGCTATGGTGATGTTCCAGACGAACAATGATGCCGACGATCTGGGCGATTTTCTGCCGTACCTTGAAACGTATATCAACGAAGGTTACGACCGTCTTGCTTTGGCCTTTGCTGGCGAGCATGTGAGCGCTGACAGTGAGGAGTATACCCCGCTGCAGAACGACAAGAGTTCCCCCAGCTTGCCGGAGTGGGCGCACCAGGCGATTGCCGACTGGGCCACGTGGCTGATCTACCGCAACGGCAATACCCAGAAGCAGAATAGAGGCTACCAGTACCGGTCTTCTTTTGAGGCTGTGGAAGCCCGTCTGGCAGGCATGACCGCCTCAGAGAAGGGCGTTGTAGCGCCTCCTAAGCGGTTTATTATCAACATTCCGAGGTGACGTACATGAATCTGATTGAAGAGGCCTACAGCCGACTGAGGATTTGGCGGGAGAGCTGCAAGGAAATTCACGAACGCGCCAAGGAAAGCCGCCAGATCCTTCTGTTGCAGGACCCCAAGCAGGACGATGCCAAGACCATCCAGCGCAACGGCAAAAAGACCGTGCAGCTGCAGACCCTGAAGTCCACGTTCAACAACACCGTTGCTGACCAGATGGACAACATGCCTGAAGCTCTGATGCTTCCTGAGACCAAGGAACTGGAGCAGGTGGCAGAAGACCTTACGGACGTGGTGCGTTTTGTACTGGCGCTCAACAACTACGAGAGCCTTCACCGCAAACGTGTGGAGGACTGCTTTGCCACCGGTACAGCTGTAACGCAGATTGCCTGGGACCCTGACATGGACAACGGGAAGGGCAACGTAGCGATCATCCGCTGGCCGATTGAATCCTTCCTGTGGGACCCCACTGCAGCGAACATCCAGGACTCCCGAGCAGTGTTCAAGGTGAGCTGGCACCCTGTGAGCTGGTACGAAGAACACTACCCTGAAGAGAGCAAGGGTATGCGCGGCGATACGATCGAGTACAGCGACCTTGGACTTCCTGAGTCGCAGGAGAACGCCACCAGCGGCGATGAGGACCGCGTGATGCTTTTGGAGTACTGGTATCGCCGGTATGATGCAAAAACGCGAAGGTACACTATCAATGTAGCCTATCTGGCTGGCGGCAAGCTTCTGGAAGACAGCAAGGACGTTTACAAGCACGGAATGTACCCCTTCGTTTTGGACGTTTTTACGCCCATTGAGGGGCTTCCTGTTGGGGACGGCCTTGTACAAGAGCTTGCCCCTATGATGCGCTATATCAACCGATATGCGAGCTATATCGATATGAATCTGCGCATGTCTTCTAAGGGCCGTTTGCTGGTCGATAAAAACGCCGGTATCGACAAGGAAGCGCTTCTGGACTGGGAGACCGACGTGGTTGAAGGCAACCGCATTGACTCCAGTGCCCTGCAGTGGATGCAGACCCAGCCCTTCACTGGCATGGTAACCCAGCAGATGCTTCAGATGCAGACGGACCTGAAACAGGACAGCGGTCAAAACCAGTTCACCCGCGGCGAGACTGCCGGAGGAATCACCGCTGCCAGCGCGATCAGTGCCCTGCAGGAAGCTGGCGGCAAGATTACCAGGTTGCGCACTGCTACCCTGAACCACGGCTTCCGCGCGATCGTAGAGCAGATTATGTGGCTGATCAGCCAGTTCTATGACAAGAAGCGCGTAGTGTACGTTACAGGCCGCAGAGAAGGCCAGCAGAGCGAAGTGAACGCTGACCCAGAGCGCCTTTTTGGCCGCAGAACAAATGGAAAGCTGCCGCCCCCGCCGTATATCGTGCAGGTGCAGGTGCAGCGCCGCAATCCTCTGCGCCAGCAGGCCATGAACGAGTTGTTCATGCAGGCGTATTCGATGAGCGCACAGGCTGGGCAGCTTTTCCCGCTGACCACGCTGTTTGAACTGCTGCAGGTAGACGGTAAGGAGCGTATCCTGCCCGTTCTTCGCGAGAACGACATGCTCACGCAGCAGATGCAGCAGATGCAGCAGCAGATGCAGATGCTGGCTGATGAGAATGCCCAGCTGAATGGTGCGATTGGCGAGCTGAAAGCAATGAACGCCAAGTTGAGTCAGGAAGCTGCTGCCGGATACGCAGAAGGCAGTACTGAACCGAACACGGGCATGGATGGCGGGGACGCCATTGGTCTGGGGGTAGTCTAATGGCCGGATATACGAGCCTTGGCGCTTACAGCGGCACGGTTATGATTCCAGAGTTTAAGGGTCTGAATCAGTACGGGGACGGTATCGGCACCGATCCCCGCTTTGCCGTAGAAGCGAAAAACGCGCTGACCACCGAGGGCATTTTGCGACCTGTAGCAGCGACGAAACAGCTTCCGGCCACACTGACCCGCCCGATTGAAACGCTGGCCATCCTGCACCGGCGATGGTACGCCGACGATGACCAGAAGGACATCCTGATCGGCGCATGCTACGGACAGCTTTACTGGACGATTCCCAGTGCACTGGAGTGGCGGATTCTTCCTCTGCCCACCGGCTGGCATCAGGAGTATTACGACAGCGACAACTGGAGCTGCGTGACCTATGAATACAACCCGGATGACGGCAGCGCAGACAGCGCACCGATTGACGTATTGCTGATGAGCAACGTGAAGGACGGCATGATCATGGTAATGGGCAACGACCTAACCACCCGAATCGTGCCGACCCCGAAGAAGTTTGGCGTGATCGCCCGTCATGCTGAACGCATCTGGGGTACTGCGGTGGAGAACGAGCCGGACATGCTGGTGTACTCCGCGCCTTATGATCCTTTCGACTGGGAGCAGAACAGCGAGTACCCCGAGGACGGCGCTGGCGATATCATGCAGCCCTCCTGGGACGGAGACAGCTTTGCCGCGCTGAAATCGTTTGGCAGTCAGCTCATCGCGCTGAAGAAAACGAGAGTGTGGCGCGTGATTGGCACCAACCCCGGCGAGTACTACTTCAAGGAGCAGTATGGCGGCGGCACTGCCTACCCCGATACGGTAGCTGTTGACGGCACCCGAATGCTGATGCTGGGTCAGGATGGACTGATGCAGTACAACGGCGAGACCGTTGCACCGTATTATCAGGACTACGCCAGAGGCGTATTTGATCGCATGAACCGCGCCGCACTGGACCAGGCCGCAGGCTGCATCTACCGCGATGTGTACTACTGCGCACTGCCTCTGGATGGCAGCTTGACCAATAACGCCGTGCTGATGTTCAACACGCTGGAGCGCACCTGGCTGCTGCGTGAGGATGCGCAGGTGAAGGCATTTCTGCCCACTGAGCATGGCCTGTTCTACACTTCCACGAAGAAGCCTGGCAGGCTGTTCCTGTGGCGTGAAGACAGCTGGGAAGAGGGAAACGCGCAGCCCATGCGCTGGGTATCCGGCTGGCAGGACTTTGGGTACAAGAACGTATCCAAGGGCAGCTTTACGCTGTATCTGACGGTAGAGTGCCATGAGCCTGTAGAGATCAGGCTGGGCATTGAGACCGAGAAGAAAACCAAAATGAAAACGCTGACCTTCAACCCGCCTGCCGAGGGTCAGAAGGCGAAACAGCGCCGCGTCGTGTTTGGCGGTAATGGGCGGCGGTTCCGGGTGCTCATAGAGAGTAACGGGGTCGCTCCCTGGCGCATGATTGGCGGAATGCAGATCGAGGCCGAGACGGACACGGACTGAGGTGAGGGGTATTGGCTACGAGGCGAAAGGCACAGCAGCTGTACCAGTATGAGCCGCTCGTAACTCCAAGCGGCTGGAGCGGCGAGGAGCGCCAGCTGGTGCAGCGCCTTACGCAGCTGTTTGACCAGCTTTTTTCTAGGAAAACCGGCGGTGAAAAAGGAGAGCAGGGGCCACAAGGCCCACAAGGCCCTGAAGGCCCTCAGGGAGAACCGGGACCAGTTGGCCCACAGGGTCCACAAGGCCCGCAAGGTCCGGCAGGTGATGGCGCGAGCGAAGTGCTGCCCATGACCGCAGCCGAATACGATGCGCTGACCACGGCGCAAAAACAGGCGCTGTATGAGGAAGGATACCGCGTGCTAGCTGTGGAGGATGGTATTGACGAGCTTCCTGAACCGCTTGATGCCTCTCTGCTTGGCGGCAAAGCGCCTGCGTACTATCTGCCCGTGCGGGAGCTGCTGGACAACTGCGCCTTTGACATCGCGCAGGCTGGCATTGACGGTAAGCATGGAAATTATCAGTATGTAGCGGACAGATGGATTGCCGAAACCGTGGCGAATGCAGTGATCGTTTCGGAAAAAAGCGGCGATGTAATGACCATTTCAAATACGGGAACAGCGGCAACCTCCATCCTGCAGCGAACGACCATTGAATGGTTGGATCAGTTTGTTGGGCAAACGGTGACGCTGGCTGTGTGTCTGGCGGACGGAACCATTCGCTGTAAGGCAGGAACAGTCCCTGAAATACCGACCAGTAACAGCAAAAACACTTGTGTTATTTATCTGAGCGGTGTGAAGATATCGCTCACTAGGTTTAAAACCGAGCAGCAACTGGTGCGCATGACGATACAACCAGGCTCCAGCATCTCCGTCAAATGGATTCGCCTGGTGCTGGGCGAATACACCGCCGAAACGCTGCCGCCCTATATTCCCCGTTCTTACGAGGCCGAACTGGCAGCATGCCAGCGGTATTTCGTTCAGTACGAATCCAATACCGCTTATTCGGACATCGCGGTGGGACTGAGCAATGCTGATGCAGGCGGCGCCTATTTCCCTATCCATTTTCCTGTTCCCATGCGCAAGGCGCCGTCCATCTGGTACAACGATATCAATCTGTTCAAAATTTATACGCCGATGGTGTCGCCATCCAACTTGACCGTATATTCCTCCGAATCCAGTGAGAGCGGCTGCAAGCATCAGCTGATTCGCGCAAACATATCCGGCCTTGGTTTGGCTGCTTCGACTGCATACATGCTCAACATGACCACTGGCGCAATCCTGCAGTTCATCGCAGACCCGTAAAGGAGGATTCTCAATGGATTTTACGATCAAACCCAGCATTGTTTATGTGCAGGTGGACAGCAGGAATGTGATTATGGACATCAACAGCGATGCATTTCTTTCTGACCCAAACGGCTGGATTCAACTGGATGAGGGATACGGCGACAAATACCTGCACGCGCAGACGCAGTATTTCCCCGGCCCTGTGATCACGGACGGCGGCGTGGGACGATATCTGTACACGCCTGATGCCGCTGTGAAATGGCAGGAACGCACGCAGGAAGAGGTGGACGCTGACCGACAGCCTGCGGCTCGCACGCTGGATGAACGCGTGACCATGCTGGAAACAAAGGTTGACGGCGAGATGACGGACATGGAAAGCGCCTTGAATCTGCTGGGCGTATATGCGGAATAGGAGGACGGCATGGGCAGGAAGCTGTATGTGCTCAACGAGGACGGCACGACAGACGCCGCCGGAACCGGGAGCTATGTAAAGGGGCACAGCGTAGTGCTGCGGACATCCGCGTGGAGCAATCTGAAACAGACGGTATCCGTTTCCGATGTGATTTCGGATGCTGATGAATGCCATGTAAGCGTATCCCCAGCTCCTTCCAGCTTTGATGCTTATGGGGATGCGGGTGTTCGATGTACCGCGCAGGGGAACGGTACACTCACGTTTGAATCGACGAGCGCACCTTCGGAGAATCTTACGATCAACATACTCGTAATGAGGTGATCATATGCACAGGTTCAATGGTTATGACATTGAAATCACAGCAGGCGACAGCCTGTTTTTTAACATTCGGCTGGAAGGTCGGGAACTGCCGGATGGAGCAGCGGCGACCTTTACGGTAAAGCGGAATCCAAAAGACGATGAGGCTCTGATTGAGAAGGAAATCGCTGTTAACGATGGACAGGTGGAAATCCCTTTGTTTTCTGCTGACACAGATCTGCCAGCCAGAACATATTTCTGGGACCTGCGCGTGCGGTTCTTCAGCGACAAGGGCGAAGAGGTGGAAACCCCAATGGAATATGCGGCTTTTACCGTTCTGCAGCCTGTTGGCGATGTAAATGGAGGTTGATCATATGTTGGCATCTGCACAGATGACAATGGAACTAAACGACTACAGAGGGCTGTCCGCCTATGAAATCGCAGTCAAGAACGGTTTTGAAGGTACAGAACGTGAATGGCTGGATAGCCTGAAGGGCGAACCTGGCGTAGACGGTGACAGCGTAACCGTTAACAATAAACGGGCGGTTAACGGTAATATTTCTGTAAACGCTACCGATATCAAGATGATGGCTGGTTCTGAGACAAGCGAAACGGTTTACGATGCCGTTGCATCCAATAGAGAGGCTTTGTCACAGCAGGAAGATGAGCTTTCAGCGCTGCAGGACAGCGCGAATGCACTGGCCGATGGAAAATCAGAGGCGAAAACCGCACAGGTGACGCTTCCCGCGGCATCCTGGGAAGAAAGCGGAGAGGTTTTTACGCAAACGGTGGCCGTTTCGGGCGTAACCACCGATGCAAGCCGCATCCATCTGATTCCCAGCCCCGCTCCCGCGCACTATGCAGCCTACAGCGAAGCGCAGGTGCGCGCCACGGCGCAGGGCAACGGCACGGTCACCTTTGCCGCCAGCGATGTGCCTGAAATCAATTTGACGGTGAACCTTCTGATCATTGATTCGGGGGTGGGCGCATGATTTTCAACATGGCAGGCGGTGGCGCATCGCTGAACTTCAAGGTGGTCGGCGGAACAACCCAGCCGACCAGCCCGAAGGAAAACACGATCTGGGTAAACACCTCCACCGCTGTCACAGGCTGGGCCTTCAGCGCAGAGCAGCCCGCCTCGCCGCAAGCAGGCATGGTGTGGTTTGCCATTGGGGCGGCATCGGATGCATCCTTCAACGCGCTTCAAAAGAACGAAATCCATGTTTATCCGGCGCAGTGCATGCAGTATGTTTCGGGAACCTGGACCGAAAAAACAGCCAGAATTTACAAAGCCGGATCGTGGAGGGATTTGAAGGTCTGGCTTTACAAAAACGGCGATTTGTGCGAAGGCATCACAGGCGGGTGGGTAAACACGCCCATGGGGCCAAACTCAAGTTATTCCACGTATACCGGGCCCACAACCGTAGACTACGGCACAAGTTCCATGACTTTAACCCAGTCACACCAAACAGGTGCTTTTCACCACGCCAAAAACAAAATCGATCTGACCAATGTAAATCAAATCATTTTCACAATCAGCAACATGACCCAGAGCGGAGGAAAGTTCCAGAACGTTCAGGCCCGCAGCGACCTGAACGGACTGGGTCTTACCGGCGCGGCTGCAAAAACCGATCTCACCGCTGGCGATTTGACGGCAACCATTGATGTATCGTCTCTCAGCGGAGAATACTACGTTGGTATCTATATGTATAACGGTTCGACCGTGACGGTTCACAGCATCGAACTGGCGTGAGGTGATGACATGAAAACCATTTATCTGGATCACGACTTCAAATGCCATATCGCCAATGATGGAACCATGATCGAATGGCAGGATGAACACGGCTTCTTCGAAGGCAAATGCCAGTCTTTCGTGGAGGGATACCGCGTTGTGCCTCTTGGCCGGGAGTGGATGCGCGAGGACGGCACGGTGTTCCGCGGTGAAATGATCGCCCCGTGGAAACCTTATGCCGGGCTGATTGCCGCACAGGCTGAGTATGAAAAGAATCGGGCCGAGATGGCCGACATGCAGGAAGCGCTTGCACTTTTGGGGGTGACGATGGATGAATAAATGGCTGGAAGCGGCAAAGCCTGTCCGCGCTGTAATGGATCAGGCAGGGGCGATGCTTACCGACGCGCAGGCCTCCACGGTGGTTACGCTGTATGGAGGCATGAAATACGACGGAGCGCTGATCACCGCAGGCACGCGCATCAACTGGCGCGGCCAGCTCAAACGCGCTGCGGTTGACCTGTGGGATACGGAACTGAACAACCCAGACAACGCGCCCACCCTGTGGGAGGACGTGGCGTACCGGGACGGATACCGCATCATCCCCGAAACCATAACCGCCACGCTGGCATTTTCGAAGGATGAGCTGGGCTGGTGGGGCGATACGCTGTACCGCAGCTTGCAGGATGGTAATACGTGGACACCTGAGCAATACGCGCCTGCATGGGAGAAGGTGAACCCGGATGAAGTGTGATCCACAAAAGGTGATCCGCATTGCGCTGGCTGAGGTGGGATATCGCGAGAAGGAAACCAATGCTCAGCTGGATGATAAAACCGCCAATGCCGGGGACGGCAATTTCACCAAATACGCCCGCGACCTTGCGAAGGAGAATTATTTCAACGGAAGCAAAACCGGCGTGGAATGGTGCGGCGTGTTCGTTGCCTGGGGCATGCGAGCCGCATACGGCCTGAAAGCGGCGCTGAAGCTGCTGTGTCAGCGGCAGGGGGCTGCAAACGCAGGCGCGGGCGTGAAGTATGCAAAGCAATACTTTCAGGACGCAGGCCGATTCCACACCGCGCCCAAAACAGGTGATGTGATTTTCTTCACCCGCGGTCATATGGGACTGGTCTACGACGTGGATAACACCTATGTGTATACGGTGGAGGGAAACACCCAAAACCAGGTCCTGGAACACAGATACCGCATCAACGATGAAGGCATCGACGGATACGGAAGACCGGACTATGAAGGGACCGAGGACGGAAACACGGAGGATGAAACGGAGGCAAAACCCATGGGCAAAACGGCATACGTGACCGCCAGCAGCGGAAAAACCGTGCGCTTGCGCGAAGGCATGAGCGACAGCGCGGAAACCATTGTCAAAGTTCCTCTCGGCACGGTGGTGGAGGTCGTGGAGCAGGGCAACCGCGACGGCGTGGAGTGGGCAACCATCATTGACCCGGACGGTCGACGCGGGTATATGATGGCGAAATTCCTGAAAGTGTTGGAGTATGCCGATGAGAAACCTATTCCTTCGGACGACGTTTCGCAGAATCAGCCCTCTGGCATTTCCTTTGAGGAAACGGTGCTCAATCAGATGAACCGCCTTGAAACGCTTCTCAATGCGGTTCTGGATGCGCTGGGGGTGGCTGGATAATGCAGCAGAATATTGAGGCTCTTTCTCATGAAAACATTCTCATTGCCCTGCTGGTGGTGGTGGTGCTTTTGTGGGCCGGTGGGCTGTTTATGGATTTCATCATCAAGATTCGCACCCTGCGCAAGCCGCAGGAGAAGGAAGCCCATGACCTGACCGAGCACCAGGCCGCGTGCGAAAAGAAGTTTTCAAGCGATAAGAAGCGCCTGGAAGACCTGGAGAGCCGCATGGATGATGTGGAGCAGGGCCAAAAGGTGCTTTGTAAGGGCGTGTATGAAATCCTGGGGCATTTGCTGCACAACGGAAACAAAGACGCCATGGAGCAGGCCAGCAAGGATATCTTTGATTTCCTGAATAGCTGAGGCTGAAACTTTCAACTTTGCAGGCAAACATTCCAACTATGGTTACAAGAAAGGATGAATTTCATGAAACTGAACTGGATGGTACGATTCAAGAACAAGGTGTGGCTCGCTTCCTTTCTGGCCTTTGTGGTCTCCACCGTCTACACGCTGCTTGGCATGTTTGATGTCATGCCCGCTATTACCCAGGACAGTGTGATGCAGGTGATCAGCGCAGTGCTGCAGCTGCTTGGCCTGCTGGGCGTGATTACCGATCCTACCACCCCCGGCGTGAATGACAGCGCACGTGCAATGACTTATATTGAACCGGGCAAGCCCCCCGAAGGAAACGGCTGATTAAAATGACTGGCAGGAGTGGAAAAGCTCCTGCCTCTTTTTTGAATATAAGGAGAGTGAGACTGTGGCCACTACGAACACCGCAGCAACTGGCACCCTGCTTGAGCAGTATATCGCCAAGCTGAACGCACAGAACAACGCCTACACGCCCCTGACGCAGGCGCAGATGGAGGAGCAGGCAAAGCGGAAGTCTCAGGCGCTTTATGATCTGAACCGACTGACCGCTCAGCAGCAGTACGAAACCGGAGAACTGGCCCGAAAGCAGCAGCAGGACGAACTGAACGCCATGTACGATCTGCAGCAGGAGCAGAGCCGCCAGAACTATCAGGCTGCCATCGCTTCTGCTTATCGCAATGCCCTTGGCCGCGGCATGCAGCGCTCCAGCTACATCGGTGCCACTGCCGGAAACATCGCCGTTAAGGGCGCAGAGGCCCAGCAGGCGATTAACCGCAACCGTGAGGGCAGCATCAAGAACATCGCTGAGCAGGGCGCTCTGGCTAAGCAGCAGCTGGCTTCTCAGATTGCCCAGTACAACAAGAACCAGGCGGCTGATCAGCTGGCTTATATGGATGAGCTGGAAGCCCGTGAGTACGACCGTGCCCTGACCGCGTCCGACCGCGCCAACCAGATCGCCACGGACATCTACAACGCCCAGATCACTGCTGGCCAGAACAACTGGTTCGGCATGGCCCCGCTGCTTACCCAGGGGAACCCTGTGGCTACGAATAGCGGGTACGTTGGTATTCGCGGTGGGTCTGCTTCTTCCGGCGGTTCTTCCGGTGGCAATAGCGGGAATGGCGGTGGGTCTGATTTGTTTAGCAAGCTCGGTAGCTCTAACGCCATCGCGAATGGTATCGCGGCAGTGAAAAAAGCCACCAGCACGGTCAGCAAAAAGAAATAGGAGGCCTAGTAGATGGCTATTGTTGACGATGACAAGAAAAGGAACAAAGCATCAGCTGTAAAAACAAGCGGCCAGCAGTCTTCGGGCAAACCGTTTGGCAGTGGGCTGAAGTCTTCCTCCACCAAGCCAAGCAATTCGGCTTCTTCTGCTTCTGATCGCGTAGCGACGGTTAAGAAAACCATTGCAAATTCTGGCGCTAGCAAGGCCCAGAACAAAAAATGGTATAAAGGTGACAGCCCTACCCGCGCTGAAACAGCCGCGCAGGTGTACCGTGAGGGTACGCAGGACCCTTCCCGTAAGGAAGAGCTGAACCGGATGTATCAGGAGGAGATCAGCAATCCTGAGAGCATCATCTTTGAAAAGTACGCGCAGGCCACCAGTCCGTATCTTGCTGCGCTTGGCGTTGACGCATCCCAAGTCAATGACGATTTTTTTGCGGCAAATGCACACCTGTACTCCGCTGGCGTGCACACCAGCACCGGCGCTCTGAGTTCTGCGAAGAAGAATGGCCCAGAAGCCATGCTTGCATATAACCTGAGCGGTCTTCAGGCTGACTACAACGCTACCAAGGAATTGAAAGCCGAAGAAGCGAAGATTATGTCCGAGGCGCAATACTGGATTGGCAAGGGCTTGACCGACGATGAGATCAAAGAAAAGCTCAATATTGGCGGCGAAGGAACGAAGTACACCAAGACCAAGGCCGCGCTGGATGCCGCCGCGCTGGGTAAGATCGTCCCCACCACCGAGGCAATCCCTATGGCAACCAGCTACGGTGTGGACGGTATGCTGTGGGCGCTTCGAAACCCAGAACTGTCCAAGGGTGATTATGAGCTTGACGCCATCCAGAAAGAACTTGGCCGTGGCAACGGCTACACCGCCAGTGAAGAGGATATCGCCCGGCGTACCCGTGGAAGCGCTACATGGGCACCCTACACCAACGGCACCACGATGGATGATGAGGCTATCCGGTTTGGGGTTTCTGATTTCAATGACGATTGGCTGAAGGCCAATTACGCCATTGCTGGCGCTAATGACGATGACGCTAAAGCCTATGCCAAGGTTTATGCGGCTGAAGAGCGCACCAAGAAAGCGGAAGAGGTCATTCCGCACTTCAACGAGCTTGTTGAGGACGCCATCGAGGAAGGCATGAGCGCCCAGGAATTCCTGACCCAGTTTAAGGCTGGCGAGCTTGGCATTGATGACGAGTTTGATGTGCTGGTGGATCTGTACGAAGGCCAGATGAAGCTTGCTCCGCTGGATATCACCAGGTCTATCGATTTCGATATGAACGCCACCCTCAAGGAGATTGAGGATGCCTATCTGAAGAAGACCGGCACCCTTACGACCGAGGAATACGAGACGAAGCTTGCAGAAAGCACTGGCGGTACTTTTGTACCCAATCCTTCTAAGCAGAAGGTAGAAGAACAGCAAATCCTTGATACAAACATCATGTTCCTTCAGACGCTTGGCCAGGGCACTCCTATGGAGAATCGCACCTTCCGCATGCTTGCGAGCGCTGGCGTGAACGATGTTGTTTCCGTTACTGCGGACAGCGTAGCGAATGGTTCCGGCGGCAAAAAGGAAATGACTTCCAGCCTGCGTACTGCGGCCAATGCCAACGCAAGCGACAACCTGTTTGAAGCCTGGGAGACCATTGACAAGGTGAACGGCAATGCCGGAATGCATCTGGCCGGTGAAGAACAGCGTGCGGTATTCGAGAAGTACTTCCCCGAGCATGCCAAGAACGGTACCTTCCCTACCGATGAAGAGATCCTCTACATGCAGGAAAGCTGGGAAGCGAACAAGGTAGATCCTGACGCCATGACCAATGCGTTCATGGGCATTGCGAACTACTTCACCCCCGGCTGGGAGGAAGATGCAAAACAGACCCCTGCGGTGCAGGAGTTTATGCAGACCTACATGCCTGATTGGCAGGAAGACCGTCTTCCCACTCAGGACGAGGTATGGAATGCGATTTCTTCGGTAGCGAACGGTAGCGATGGCTCCGATTGGCTTGCGATCGCTGGCGATGTTATGAGCGCCCGCATTGCTTACGAGGAAGACCAGACCCGACTGGCGGCTGCGCAGCAGATGGTAGAGGATATCTACGATGACTTTGCTGATGCATATGGCGAGGGTACTGATCAGTACAACGCCGCTATCCACACCTGGCGCGTAGCGTATGAATCCCAGGGCGATTCGTGGAAGACGTGGGAACCCTACGATTCCTTCCAGTACGCAGCTATGTCTGAAGGGGCTACGCCTGAGAGCGTTCGTGATGCGCTTACCTCTCAGAAGGCTTCTGTGGCTAAGGAAATCCTTGGTGTGAAGGCGGCTATCAACAACTATCAGGCGGTAGGGTTGAGCGATGAGTATCTGGAGCGCATGCAGGTGCGTCTGGATTCTCTGATGGCCAAGCAGGAGCTGCTCAATGCGCATAATCTTCAGTCCAATGAGAACTACACCGCCAACGTGAATGCGTTTGACAAGCAGTTCCCTTCTGTGGCCGATTTCAATCAGGTTAATGCGCAGGGCCAGATGTCTCATGTGGACGCTGTGCGCAACGCGATTGTTGATCCTGAAGGAGCACAGGCTTTTGGTATGTCCATGCCCTACGGCATGCAGGGCGAGGAAAACGTATACGATGATCTGCGCCGTGCCGCCGACCTCGCCTCTGTAATGACGGATGAGGAAAAGGAGAACTACAAGTATCTGTACATCTCCAATCCCAATGAGGCCACTGCATACTTCGATGCCCTTGCTGAGAACCTGACCACCCGCAAAGGCATGATGGATGATGAGACTATGCAGGAGTGGGCTGGGCAGAACTTCTGGACCGGCGCTGCTGCTACTGTAGCCAGTATCGCCATCAGCCCTCTGGAAGCCCTTGAAGGCATTGATAACGGCCTTGCGCTTCTGTTTGGTGAAGAGCGTAACCCGTATGGCGATTCCTACATTATCAGCCGTACAAAGGGCACCCTGCGCGAAGGAACGAAGCAGGGGTTCTCTGACGCCGTTGACGGCAACGAGATTGCAACGTCCATCTTCAACACCATCTATGATGCCGGTACGAGCGCTCTGGACAGCGTTGTATCCGCTGCGGCCGGTCAGGGAACACCCGTATCGAAGGCAATTATGTATCTGCAGTCCTTCAACAATGGTCTGCGTGACGCCTCCATGCGCGGCGGCACTCCCGGGCAGCAGGGACTGTATGCCCTGTCTACTTCTCTTGTGGAAGGCTGGACGGAAAGCAAGCAGGTTGAGAACATCTTCGAAGCCTTCACCAGACATGGTGCTGATGGTGTGCGTGGACTCATTGATGAGATTTACGAAGGCTTCGTCACTGAGTTTGGCGGCGAAGCTCTGAGCGGACTTGGAGCTAATGTTGCGGATGACTGGATCATGAAGTCTCTGAGCAACCGCGAGGCTATGATACAGGCCTATGAGGAAGCTGGTCTCAGCCCCGCTGAGGCAGAACTTCAGACGGCCAAGGACATTGCCACTGATCTGATGTATCAGAGCTTTGTAGGCGGTCTGAGCGGTACCCTGAGCAGCGGTGGCAGCTATGTGCTTGGTTCTCTGTTTGGCACAGATGAACAGCCGGTGGAACAGGAGGCTGTTGTCGAAGCTGAACAGCCTGCAGACCCTGAAGCGGAAGCCCCTGTTGAGGAACCTGCTCCTGTTGAGGAACCTACCGCACCTGAAGAATCCAAGCGCGACCGTGCTGTGTCTGCTCTGGCTACCGCAGAGGGCAATGGCGTAGGCGAACCGCAGAAGACGGCTACCCTGCAGGGCGTGCTGGAATCTTTTGGCGTTATGAAGGAAGAGGCCAGCGCTGCTGCTAAGGCCATCATTGGCGAGAACGGGCTGCGCGTTGTGCGAAAGATGTTCACCAAGGCGCAGGATGATCTGGAGGCGCTGTGCAAGGCTGTTGCAATGGCCTATACGACCCCTCAGAGCGCGAGCAGCGTGGTTCTGAACAATCCTTCCAGCATGTCCTCCAAGAACGTTGTACGCACCACCAAACAGCTTCTGGAGGCGTATGGAGCGGATATTCAGAACCCTGACGTGATGGCGCGGCATGATGCCTATGTGCAGCAGAGTGCAGAAGCGGATTCCGTTACCGAAATCCTGAAGACGATGGACATGTCTTCTCTTGAAGCTGCCAACCAGAGCAAGGCGCAGGCGCGTGAGAACCTTGCTGCCGCTCAAGCAACGATGAATGAGGCACTGGCCCTTGCGGATGCCGCAGGCAAGCGATTTGGCGAAGCCAGCCTGGCTGTGCAGGAGCGTGTTAACGCAGACACCATTCGAGAGCAGCAGAAGGCTCTGGACGAGTTCAACAAGGCGAAAGAGGCTCGCAAGCAGGCCAGCAAGAACCTTAATAAAGCCAAGGGTGCCTTGAAGCAGGCCAGGGGCAAGGCCCAGAACATCGCCAATGGAATGTTGAACGACGCACGCCAGCAGGCAGGACAGGTGGTTGCTCAGAACGCCCTGGCGCAGTCTGAAGCGGTTGCCGAACAGCAGGCTGCTTCGGAAGAGAAGAGGCAGGCAGATAATGCTACGGCGTTGGATGCTGATAACTTCATCGCGGACCAGCTTTCTGACGTAGATGTTACGGATGAAGAGCGTCAGAAGATCGTTGGAATGTTCAACGATAGGGCACCAATTCAGGGGCTGGATAACAGCGATGGATCTGGTGCCAGGGCACGCTTCATCTCCAACATGCAGAAGAAGTTCAACGTGAAGATCACGGTAACCGATACCAGCAAGGGTGGAACTGCCATCCGGTACAATGGTGCCTATGATCCTCGTACGGACTCCATCGTGATTGATTCGCAGGCAACCCAGAGCGATGTGATCTACGGCATCCTGCTGCACGAGCTTACCCACAAGGCTGAACGCTCTGACACCTATCAGGAGTTCGCCAGCGCCATTTTGAAGATCAAGTATGGCACCAACGACCAGCATCTCGCTCGTGATATCAAGGCCAAGCAGGACAGCTACAATGCAAGGCTGAAGGTAATGGCAGAGCTTGATTCGAGCGTGGATGCCACCCCGCTTACTGCCGATGAAGCCAGCAGGGAGATCGTGGCTGATCTGACCCGTGAGATCCTTTACGGAGATGAGGAAGCCATCCGCAAGCTGGTTGCAGAGCGTCCTTCTGTGGCTCGCAGGATGTATGAGGCCATCAAGAACTACATCAACAAGCTGCGCGGCTTGAACGACCCTGCGATTGATCAGCTGAACCGCGCAAGGGATCTGTTTGAACAGTCTCTGAATGGTGCAATGTCTGACGGAGATGGAAAGCGCCAGTATCTTTTCGATGGAGAACATGGATATCGCCCCAATGAAATTCTCCCTGATGGATCCCGCAAGGCGTTCTACGATAAAATCGGTGAAATCCAGGCTGGGAAAGGTGCCCAGTTTGAAAAGTCTAGGGCCGGAGACTATATACTTGCAATCGACAACCTGCTGGTATATACTGATGGTGACTTCGAAAACCCGACAGTGCATGACGTTGTTGAAATTAACAGCGATGATGAAACCGATATAGATGGCGTTCGTAGAACGATTTATGACTATGAGAGGGGAAAGATCACATATGAGCAATCGCGGGAAACTGCTGATCGCGTTCTCGGAAAAGAATCTTTCGTACGAGGAGCGGATCCAGTATATCGAGAGACTGGAAGCGGCACCGGAAACGGAACGAGAAGAAGTGGCCGGGCAACTCGCGTCGGAAATCATGTCGAAGTAACTTACGAAGATGATGTTCAGGAAATCAAGACTGACTCTGGCGAAGTGACTGCAGAGGTTATTCGCGGCGGCGCAACCAAGCAGTATTCTCTGGCTTCCTGGACGGATAAGGAACGGGAAACCGTTCGCAATGACCTTGTGAAGAAGGGCTTTGACTCTTCTGACGTAGACAAGTGGATCAACGACGTAGACAGCGTTGCTTCCATTGTAGCCAACGATAAGGCCAGACTCGACTTTGAAGCTGATCCTGATCAGGTGATGCTGAAGAACAACGAAGAATATATCAAGACCCTGGACGCTTCCACTCTTTGTGCGAAGCGTCTTTTGTATCAGGGAACGTTCAACGAGATCCAGCATCTGCTGCCGAATACCGTTTTGAGCAGTGATATGCTTCTTGACCTTCAGAACATGATGAGGGATGCCGGTTATGAGTCTCCCTGTGGTGTGTGCTATGTGGAGAGCAGGCGCAGGCACCTTGGAAAGTTTGCCGAGCAGTGGCTGCACGGAAGGACTAAGACTAAAACCCAGAAGGCATGGGAGCCGTACAATGGAGAGTATATCCCCACGCTGGACGAGCTTACCACTACCGATGGCCTTTCGAAGCTTAAGGAAGAACATCCCAAGGCTTACACAGACTTCATGAAGAAGATGCGCAGCCTTGGTTCTTCCAATCCGAAAATTGTTGAGTTGAGAACCGATTATCGCGGGGATATCCGTAGATTGACCGCCAAGCAGAAGGAGAACATCCTCAAGATTGGCGGTCTTCGTGTGCAGAGCTTCAGCGACTTCGAAACTCCGCATCTGCTTGATATGATGCAGGCTGTTTTGGATATGGCTGGCGCAAAGCTCACGTCTCAGGCATACACCAAAGTACCCAACTTTGCATGGGTTTTTGGCGATAGTGGCATAAAGATCAATCTCTCTCTGCTGGCAGAAGGCGATGGCTTTGACGAAAATGGAAACCTGATCTTCAGCAGCACGGAAGGTATGGACTTTGATGAGGCTATGCGGCTGCGCGAACGCTACAGCCAGAACGTTGGCACGATCATCGTTGGCGTAAGCGAGAAGCACATCAGGGCGTGCATGGCCGATCCGCGCATCGACTACATCATTCCCTTCCACCGCAGCGGATGGGGTCAGAATGAGCTGAAGAAGGTAAGCGTTCTGCAGCCCTATGATGACTTCCAGGAAACGCAGAATGAACGTATGTTGGACGGGAGCACGCCTGAAGGCGGAAACTTCTACCCGATCGACTACTGGGACTACGACAAGACCGGCGATGAGAACGCTGCCACCTACCTGCGCATGTGCGAGGAGGACGGACGCATCCCGAAGTTTGAACAGTTCCTTACCAAGGACGCAGACGGCCACTGGGTGGCCCCCAGCGGATACTGGAAGATGCTGATCGACTTTAAGATGT